TGGTATCAGGCTTCTTCCCAATCCAATGCTCGGCTTGATAGCGTTGCTTGCGTTCCGGCTCACCGAGTTGCTTGATGTGGCTTGACTTGGCCCACCAAAAGTTGCCCCCAAAGTAGGGGTAGCCTTCCGGGTTGTTTTGGTCAGCCATGTGAGGGAACTGCTCTTTGGTTATCCAATGACATCCTACGGCATCGACTCCCTCCAGCATTTGAAGGGACCGCTCCCAAGCGACCACGTTGAAGAACAACATGGACCTCCCCCATAGTTGGGTTGTGAGTGCTGGATTGGATGCCCCCTTCGTGTGAGCGTACAGGTACACGGCTTCCTCTTCCTGCGAGGCCCGGTACATCTCGGTAAGGGTCGCCTGCTCCCATGCGTTGGTCCGGGTTACTACGACCTTGACCTTCTCGGCCACCATCGAGTTCTCAAGCACCTCCTTAACCGCTTTCCGTTGTTCGGGTGGACCGACAATGCCGACCCTTATCTCGTCAAGGACATTGATGAGGCCGTAATTGCACACGGCCATCATATGCTGATTGAGAATTAACTGCCAGTTGCCCCCGCAGTAGATGTGGTAGTAGTGGACAACTTTCATTGTAGCAGCAGGGTTAGGAGGGTCAGGATAAGGAATACGGACGCAGCGACCTTGCCGATTTCAATGAGCAGGTCAATGATTTGTTCGAGGTTCATGCCGCAAAGTTACACCACAACATACTTCCCTGAGTTGCTTACCCTCAATTTGTTAAGGGCCACATAACGCATCGCATCGCAGGCGTGGTTGAATGAGTCAATGGGGACCCCCGTGTTCTTGCCCTCCTTATCGGTGGCCCAAGTGTAGGACCGCAGTTCCTTGATGAGGTTTGTGGAATCTTTCGTTACCTGCAACTTATACCGTTTCAGGATGTCAATGCCGTTGCGAACCGAATCGGGACCCTTCTCCGCTGGCTTGATGTTGAATCCCAATCGGTAGATTTCCTCGATGGACTTCGGTTCCGCTGAATCCGCAACGATTTCCCAAGCCCGTGTGATGCCGAGCGACCGCAACTTGTCTGCGATGTCTTGGTTGGTCAAGCCCGTAGCGTAGAGCAGTTCCTGAATGAGCAGGCAGTCCCCTTGGCGGTAGATAGCGACGAGTGCCGTAGGGTCGTTGCTAAAGCCCCAGTCAAGCCCAAGGGCGACGAATTTCGCTCGGCTGACATCGATACCCTCCACGACCTCGAAGTCCTCGTATATCGCACCTTGGAGCGTTCCGACCTGACCGAGGCCGTACACCTTCCACCAGTTGGCCCAGTACGCAGATGTTTCGGCTTTGGTGCGGTTCAGTTCGATGTCCTTCTTGATGGTATCAGGCAGGGCCTCGTTGTCGTTGTAGGTTAAAACTATCAGTTCGGAATCTTCCTCATGAAGGACCTCCGTATGCGCCCAAAATTCGTGGGTCGGGTTGAAGTCGATGTAGATGGCATCGCTGGTACGGATGGCGAGTTGGTAGTAGGATTCAAAGTCGATGTTGTTGGCCTCGTTGATGTAAACGACTTGCCTCCTTGCTCCCCGAAGCCTTGCCTCGGAATCAGCAGAAAAGAACTCGATGACCGAGCCGTTAGCGAAGTTGTAAGTCAGCAGGGTCTTGTTCCATCGGTCTGCGACCCATCGGTTTGTCCATTGCATAACCTTCGCAAAGTCCTTGATTGCACCCCTTCGTAGGTGAGGGATGGATTCGGACACGACCGATATCTCGGTCTTCTTCTTGGCTGCGATGTCGATGAGGACCGCAAGGATGGCGAGTGTTTTTCCTACCCCCACCCGTTGCCGAGCGGGGGTTAACCTCCAGCAGATGTCCCGCCCTGAATTACCTTCTTTCGGGCTTGCATCTGCCTGATTCTTTTTATGGCCGTGGTGTACTTAAAGTCCATCGCCAAACAAGGGTTGCTCGATGTGAACCGTGTTCTCCTGCTTGTCAACCAAGCCAAGCAGACGTGAGGCGATGTTGGCCGAGTAAACCCCAGCACTTGACCCCTCCAGCATATCCTTGTCGCAGGTCAGCCTTATGCGTGTAATGATTGGGGAAAATGTCTTGTGTAGGTCCGTAGTACCCTTCCTGTAATCCGAAAGGTCATAGCAAACCCCGTTCTCTGCAAGCCATCCTTCAAAGCCTCTAAAGGTAATCGGACGCTCTTTGTCCCTGTAAACCATGACCCCATCCTTGCCGACATAGTCCTGCACCCGATACGGGTTGGCCTTGTTCTCGGCTCGGTATCGTTCAAACGCCTCCCATAGTTCTTCGGGGGTATTCCAAATTGGGGGTCGGCCTGCCATCAGTATTCGATTTTATCTATGAGTTCGTCAATCTTGTCCACTATCTTCATCTTCACCGCAAATGCGTTTGGGGCATTGGATTCATCCACCGCTCCGATGCAGTCGCAGAGGGTGGTTATGACCATCATCAGCGAGTCCATCCGAGCCTGCACTTGGGCTTCATCATCTTCTTTAGCCTTGGAGTTCGCCAAGTTCCCGGAGTTTATTTCTTGACCAAGAGAGTGCCGACTTACCACCCCAAAGGAGGTAACTGATGTAACCGCAGTCGCTGGTGTCGTCAGCGTTGTCGTAGTAAGTTTCGGCACGGGATAGGTAGGAGTGCATCCGCTTAATGGTTTCAACCGAGATGGGTTCCCCTGCTGCGAGTTGCTGCGCCCTGACCTTGCCTGTCTGGGTTGCACACTTGTTCCCGTTCCTTTCGTTCAACTCGATACCCCTCTTTGCATTGGCCCGAATCTCTTGGCCGTAATCGGAATAGGATTCAAACTTCTGACGGTTGTGTTCGGCCCATAGTGAGCCACAAACGGCCAATCGTTGAGCCGTATCGGGAAACTCGGTTGTCGTTGAGTTGTTGCTCATGCAGCGACCTATGAAGCCTTCCTTGCTTTCGTTCTCGTTAGGGATTGGTAGGGGCATTGCTTAGGGGTATGGTAACGGTGTTTTGATTGGTTTCAAGGAACAAGTCCGCTTGTAGGTAAATGTATTGAAGAGCCGATTTTACGCAGTCCGAACACCACCAGTTTGTAGGAGGTCGTCCGTGAGCGGTCAGGATGGCTTGGAGTTCCCCAACGGCATCGGGTGGTAGTCGCATCGTCAGCGAGGCGATGTATTGGTCCCAGTACTTCCTGTGCTTTTGGGCAACGATGAACTGGTCGGTTGTCATTTGTAGGTCCATTCCCGAATGATGATTGCGGTGGCAGATGAGGCAAGGCCGAGGATAGGGGCCAAGTACCATTGGCACGTTGGCAGGGTCAGGGCAAAGCCAAGCCAAAACCCAAAGCAGGTCATGCAACTAAACGGCTTCCGCTTGGCGAAGGGCAAAGCATAGAACCATTGAGGCAGGACCCGGAACTCCACGACCGCAAGGGTCGCTAAGGCACTAATCAGGATGGGAAAGACCAGTATATCCATTGGCTTCGATTGCGGTTTTGATTTTGGCCTTGGCCTGTTCGATGGAGTAAATGATAGAGCGGTACGGAATGCCCGTTTCTCTTGACATGGCCTTCATGTTCCCGGTCTGCATAAGCAGATTGAGCAGTTCCTTGTCGTAAGGAAACGCTCCATCCTTGGCCCAAGAGTCCATCTCGGCTTGGGCTATAGCCCAAAGGTCATCCAGTAGGGGGTCGTAGTCCTTGGCCTCGGCTGCTGCTTCGGGGTCCAGTTCGGTCCGCTCATCGTGGTGGCGGTACTTCTTTGCAAATTGGTTGTTGTTGCCCCTGTACAGGTTCATGATGAGGCGAACGATATAAAAACGCAGGTAGCCTTGAACCTGCATCTTGAGGATTTTGTCGGGGTCTTTTTCAAGCAGAATCAGAACGACCTCTTGCTCAAGGTCCTTCCAAAGCGGATTGCCCCCTGTAATGGTCAGGCAAGCCTTGCGGATTTCACCGCTTCGGTAGAGGTCCAGTATGATGCTCTCTGCGTTCAATGATGTAAAGATGCAAAAAAGAAAGCCGGGTTAATTACTCCCGGCTTCCTTCCGAATCTCACGGACTGCCTATTATCGGGGGCTGACCGACTACCTAAGTAGCACCTACACAAAG